TTATACACTTCCGACAAAGAATCTTGAGGAGGTACTACTCCGCCTACGCCCGGTGAAAATCTTGCTTGAATTATGCCTGATAAATTTACCAAAAAGTATGTAGGCTGAAGGGAAGAATCATGGACAACCAGAGAATATTGTACTCCATTGTTTGCAAACAATCTACTTGCTTGAGACACAGATCTTAAAAACACTGCAGCGGTGCCGACTACGCCGGCTAGAGTTATTGTATTTTTTTTAATTAAATATTTTGAAGGTGCAGCATTAAACACCGTATATAATATCGTCATTGTATTTGCTGCCGTCTCAATCAAGCTTATATTTACTACACTGCCCAAAGTTTCAATCGTAGTAACTGTAAGAAGTGTAGCGGTTAGAGTGTATGATAAGCACAAAGCAAAAACAGAAGTTCCATTGTGGTAAGTTATCCAAATTCTATCACTAGAATCATTTGTAATTGCTATACAAGATGTTGCGGTGTCGTTAATCTCCACCACACTTGATGTAGTGTCGGAAGAGTTTAGGTATAATATTTGTAACGGACTAGCTTCTGTTGAGTGGTATGCCAGGAAGATTCGATCGTTAACATTTTTTAAAACATATCTAGGATTAGTAGTGTCTAGGTTTGTTATCAAAGATACGGCTGTACCTATTGAAGTAGGGGCTGCGGAATTTATCTTCCGATACTTTAATACTCCAACTTCTCTATAGAACAAATAAAATTGATTTTGATTAATAACTATTCTAGGATTACTACCTGTGGAGGTTAGAGAAATATCACTTTGAAAAAAAGTATTGGAGTCTAGATCAACTATTGAAAATCTACATCCTCCTCTACTGTCTACCCACGAAAAAGCGCCAATATTGTTTATTGATGCAGATTGAGGGAGAGATATATTATAGGCATTCCTCATTACTGGAACTGATGAAACTTTAAGATTAGAAATATTTCCGCGGTCAACCCACTTACTTATATTATCTGAATAAGAATACAGTGAGGTATCGGAAAATCCTACCAGTTCAGCGTTAAAAATTGCAAGCGATGCTAAGTCCTCAACCTCAACACCATCAGTAGTGTATTTGGATAAAGCGCCATATCCACCGCGCTTATCCACTTTTTTGGGGGAAGTATAAACTCCATTTATTATCTTATACATGTTACCGAGATCTAACTGTTTAGTATCAGTCTTGGTATTCATTCCGCCTTGAAAATTTATTGGAATACTTTGTTTTTGTAACATAAAATTCCTTAACTAACATGCCATTTAGATGTACCGTCACTTACAATCATGAACGCTGAATATTCAGCATCTACTGAATAAGTTGCAGCACCGTCTATCAAGTCCGCACCTGCTGCTGTAATAACTATAGCGTTTGTGTCCGCTTGTCCGGTAGCATCTTTAAAAATATACAATCTTCCTGAGGTAACACCAGAAGCTAGAGGGAGCGTGATTGTTCTAACTGAACTAGTGTCTACTATTAAATATACAAAAGTGTCAGAAGCTGAAATAGTTAAATTTGTCGACACCGCTTGAGTTTGGAAAATTTGTGCCGAGCCTGGGTTAGATGCAATTGTACCGGCGGACGTAATTTGGACAGCGGCACCGGAACTATTTGTAAAATATAAATTTCCGCCGGAAGAATTTAGCTTTAATACGTTCGACACTCCAGAAAGTGCAGCGCCGAGCGACACAAGTCCTACAGCCTCAACATTTGTCAACGTATTAGATTGAACATCTAGATCATCGTTAATATTCATTCCATTGGGTTTAACTTTTACACCTTTGCCCGAAGAGTGATCATGTAAATCTACAACGCCAAAAGCGGTGTTTAAATCTTCCGCCCATTGAGCGCCTAAGGTCACCGATGGAGTTGGTAAGACTAGAATCATATTTGTTGTTGTTGACATATTATTTCCTTAAAATACCCATAAGTCTACAGTTACATTAGCAGAGCAGTTTAAATTCAGAGTCAATTGAGGGATAGAGTTAGTATCTTGTGCATCCCATATTATGGAGTTAGATCTTATTCTAATTATTTGCCACCCGATTAATGCTCTTCCTAGTTTATGATCTACCGAGTTTGTAGCGCTAGAAATTAGTGCTATATTTTTTACTAATCTCCCTTGGATTATTTCGGTAGAAGGGAGTGACCCTATTGCAGTATCTACGTTTTCTTGGACGCGAGATAGCGCTTCATCTTGAGTGTCTAACCTTTTAAACCTCTTAAACATTAAAAAATCCTACCACGTAAATACCCATTACTTTGGGCTGCATGAATATCGGTAATCGATTTTGGCATACCAGCATCACGCCTAGCTGCCATAGTGGTTATTCTTTGTCTCAATGCTTCTTTTTCAGCAAGTAGAAATGAAGTGTCGCTTTCTTCTTTAGCTAAACATTTTCTCGCTGCATCGACTACGACATATTCTTCCCAGCCATTTATACCATCGAGAGTTGAGGCATCAAGTGTTAGAGTTGTTGCGCGAGGTACATACCATAAGCGGTAATCTCCTGTGGCGCCATCTTCCGGTGTGAAATAAAGATTATCACCTACAATCCGGTATTGGTTTTGATATTGACCGTTATTTAAAACGCCAAGGTTTTGCGAATAGTTATTTCTACTGGCAAAATCAAACGGCTGCATTGTATAAAAATTTGAACCGTCAAGGGACGCATCTACTCCACGAAGTTTGTAGAAATTAGAAGGAAGCGCGTAGGTGTTTCCCGATGTAATTGAGAAAAGCACCGGAGCTAGAGTGTAGTAGTCTTCGAACGAAGACACAAGAATATCATATAGCTCCTGATAAGAGGAATTTATATATTGATTTAGTTCATCATCTTCTACAAAACTACTATTTTTCATGTCGGCTCGCGCACGAACTCTGGTCCGTAGCGAGGAAAGCGTTTCCGCCATAAAGTATACTCCTCAAAAAATGAAAGCGCCTAAGCGCCTTCAATTATTCCATTTCAGACTCGTACTCGGAAGATTCACCTTCTTCGCACATGTCCATAAAATCTTGCAAATGAGAAGAAAACATTTTGGCATCTTTTTTTTCCAAAGCTTCCATCATTTTTTTTGCAGCATCTTCTTTAGCCGCCGAAAAGTCAGAGAGTGGAGCGTTTGACTCTACTTCCTTCATTTCATCCATTTCTTTACCAGGTTTAATTTTGGCAACGATTAGAGAGGCAGCATTTTTCTTATCCGGCAGCATCATCATAAATACTCCTTAAAAGTTTTGAGAAGAATTTTTTAATACAATTTGAAAATAAACAACAACGCCCGATGTAACGTTAGCATCTGCTAAATCTGTATTTGATGAAAATTGAACATCAAAAGTTTTAGTAGTACTTACAGCATCATTTCTCAATGATACAACAATACCCGACGTAGAAGTTCTCGCTGCATCAGCAGCACCTATTTGAGAAACATTGCACATTTTCAAAGAAGAATATACATCTTCCAATGTAATTGTATAACGACCAGTTTTGGCGGCAGTTTTTGCAACCGAAAATCCTTTAAGACTTGATGCTGAGATTGCTCCAGAAGCACCTATAGTTATTGAGCCGAAAAGCTCTACTATCCCTGACTCTAAGTATCCTGCAAATTGTTTGTAACGTCGATTAGCCATAAAAAAATTCCTTTACTCTTTCGAGTGGGTATGGTTACAACCTACAGAATCCCCATTTTGTAGAATCGCCCATGTACGGTGCATGAGATTAATTGACCGTAAAAAAAAGAAGGGGTTTCCCCCTTCCTTATAAAAACTAATTAGACAGAAATGTTGATGTTATGTCCGGGAGCATTACACCCCAAGTTACCATAAAATCCGTAACGCACTTCTACTCCGTCAGCACTTGACTGACGTAACATTTGAAGACCGTCAGAATCAATTACTCGTACCGCTTTACCAAGAGAGTAAAGTTTCCAAGAATTTAACTGAACACCAAAAACTGTAGTAGCAGGACAGTTTTGATCAGGAATACACTTAATTGGACCGCGAGGACCGTTAACCATAATTCCACGAAAACCAACTTCCGGGTTTACTTTAAGATCAATGTACTGAACTTTAGAGCCGAGAGCTTTTTCTAGTTCAGCATATTTACCATATGACATGAAAAAGTGATCGATTTTTCCACCTTCACGCGCACACAATGAAGCGCCGTTTATGAGAGCCTCTTCGATTGGAAGCGATGTTCCATTCAAACGTAATCCACCTAAACGAGTATCAACCGAACGATCAACACCGAAAAATGCTGCTGATGTCGGAGCAGAAGCTGGAACCCAACCTTCCATGCCAGAAATTTTTAAACCTCTGTCTCCGTTAACAAAAATATAATCATCTGCTGCGATATTTCCAGAAGCATCATATGCTCCTGTGACAGTTAACGCTCCAGTAGATCGGTTAATTCCGACAATTGGAAAACTAGCTGTAGCTCCGTTTGACGTTCGTGCTGAACCGCCAGATTTTGCAGCATAAATTACAAGTACTTGACCGAGTTCAAAGTTTGTAACATCTTCAGCAGACTTCAATTGAATAACAAATGGAGAAGCAACTTCTGCAGGCTCAGCACTAAGTTGTCCAACATAACCAGACGAATCTCTAAACAAAGAGATAGCTACTGAACGTGTGAGAGAGTTAATCGATCCATCAATTTCAACAGTAGCCGCTTCCATGAATGCGTTAGCGTTACCTTTTGAAGCTTCTAAAGTTTCATTATCGATTGTTGCGATAGAATAATCTTTTACTCTTGTAAGAATAAAATCCTCTAATTTAGAGTTAGATGTTCCGGCTTGTGCTGTAGCGAAAGTAGCAGATCGGTTTTGTGGGTTACCATAAATTAGAACGATTGGTAAATTTCTTCCGCCAAAGTCTTCATATTTAGCAACTAAAGCTAAAAATGGATTATCTTTGTATACCATGTTTTGAACCATGTCGGACGTGTAATGTTGCTTGAGGGCAGCATCAAATGAGGTAAGATCTAGAGCCATAAGGTATTCCTTTTAAAATTTTTTGTGCATCCACCGACACTATTGTCAGTTTTTGCGTTTACTTGTTCCAGCGCAATAAAGCCGCCGCTCGTCTCTTACTTTCCTCAACGCTAACAGAATCGCTGTTATAGCTGGAATTTTGAGAAGTGAGTGCATTGCTTAAAGTTTTTGGCGTTTGCTCTTGCCCTGGGTTTGTCTTGAATGCTCCCTCAATCGGTTGCTGTGTCTCCGATTTTGGCGCGAATCTTGATTGGAACTTTTTCAACTTTGTAGCGCCTTCAACTAGTGATTCTAAATAAGCTTCTACGTGATCCGCAGCCTGCTCAAGTGATAACACTTCTTCTGTTTCGTTAAAGTATTGCTGTACAACGTCGTACACTAAATCGTAGTTGCCCTGATAATTAATTAGCTCGTACTTATCAGCTTGTCTTTTTACAGTTTCAACGATTTCGGTTTTAAAGTTCTCTATGGTCTGGGCATTTTGTTGTTCTCTAGCTTCTTTTTTAGTTTTCTGCTCCAGCTCTTCCTTAGCCTTAGCCTTACTATCGAAGTCTTGCTCAAGCTCCAGCTTTAGTTTTTTGTACATGTCATCGGGACCAGGAACTTTTTCCTCTGCGGCGATTCCGAGTTTAAAGTTTACCATCTCGTCGAAAGTCATACCCACTTCTTCAAAAATAGAATCGGGATTTTTTTTAAAGTTTGCTTTTTTTTCTTCCCACGATTTGTAGTTAGAGTCGTTGTCCTTGTACTTTGACTCCATCTCTTTGATTCTGCGCTCTTTGTCGATCAATTGCTTTTCACGTCTTGAAAGCGCGGCGAATCTTGAGGAGTAATCCACCTCTTCGGTCTTTTCGGGCTGTTTTTCAGCGTCTTTTTGGGGAATTCCTAGTAATAGTTCCGATTCTGGCGCCGCTGAAGCCGGGGCTGCCGATGGGGCGGATTGTTGTGAATCACTCATAAAGTACCTCTTTTTTTTATCTTTTAAGCACGTAATTGTGCATTCGATTAATAATATTATTTAATCTTATAATTCTGGGCTAAATGCTATACTTGCGGAATAAGATCAGACATTGGAAGCGCTTCGGGGACCGCCATAGGCGATGACTCTTGCGGCATTGCACCCATCGGCGGTGCAGGTTCTTGCGGCATTGCGTTTTGCACTAACGCTGCAGCATCCTCAATAAATCTACGAAATAATTCAAGGTCAGACTCGTCCACTTTTTTAGTCTTCGCTCTCAAATATTGTGATTTAGCAATAGTAATGCATAACTCTGGATTCATGAACGGCTCGGGCGCAGAATATTCTTTCGTCTCTAACATATATTCAAGAGTTGCGTTAATATCATTGTATTCTGCAAGCTCATTGTCCATTGCATCCTCAACATCAGGAAAGTCTAACAATGATTTAGCGGTTATGGGATTAATTAATCCAGATTGAAGCAATTCTTGAACACGCTGTAACCTTCCTGAAGGTTGTGTAGGTAATAAGGACGCTGGATATAGTTGTAATATGAATTGATTTTTTCCAACCTTTATATCATTCCACTTTATCTCTTCAACTAAATTAGCTCCGACCACATTCATCGATAGATCTTTTTTTGATTCGGATAATTCCTGCGCGAGAACGATACATCTATTCCCTAACTCAATAAAAGAATCTTCGTATGCTTGAGAGATTAGGCTAAAGCGTTCCGTTTCGATATCTTGATATTCTCTTAGCGCTACGCCCGAGTTTAGTCCTGCCGGTTTTTGAGACGACGCCGAGAGTTGGGATATTCCAGTTATTTGAAACGATTTTGCGTACAGCGTTTCAAGATGTTGATAAAGCTCGGTGGGCATAGCGTTTGCCGTGACGATTGTTGGCGCGGTGCCGGTGTATTTTATAATTGAGCCGATTTTATTGTTAATGTGATCTTCTACAACGCTTGACCCTGATTCAATCAGTATCCTAGGCACGCACGCTAGATTTTGAGCGGATTGAATATCCCTAAGTAATTTATTTATCTCAATTTGCAACCCGATTAGTTCTTCCGCAATTCCAGCGCCGAAAAATCCTAGTAGTCGATTGCTCCAGCGCAAAAAGATAAATGGAAATTCATCTTTATCAAAATCTTCGCTGTGGAGTGTACAATTTTCTATTGAGATAACGTGCTTTCC